GTTGTTCGTACCAAACCCGGAGTAACCCGAGGGTCAGGAAGCAACACAGACCCGTGATGGCTATAGGTTGCCCTCGTGGTCGTGACTTGAAGCAGGAACATCAAGTAAAGAACAAAGGTCATTAGTTTATCCTCACAGCGTAGGGTTGGCTAACACGCCGAGCGCCGAGCTGATTCGCATGAAGCTGCTTCATATACTCGTCGTAATGCTGCGGAGCCTTCAGCAACTGCGGTGCATACGCGAGCGCGTCCAGAACATCCACGAAACGACCCTTCGGAAAGGTCGTATACTCGCCAAGAAAGTCTTGGAATTTCCTCTGGGAAAAGAAGCGACCCGACTCGAAGATAGGCGCCAAGACGTTACGTATACGCCATTCTTTGCGTCGTGTGAGCTCACCGTCAGGTCCTTCTACCTCGCCTTTCAACTCTACGATGTTAAGTCGTTGTCCCTTCATTCGAGACATCGTTTGGATATGATGTCCGATGTATTTCTGAGCCGCTATCGTTTCTAGTCCTATCTTTGTGAGGTTCCACTTACCGGCCATTTCGAAAATCTTAGCGTAGAACTCGTCATAGCCAGAGGCTTTGGCCCAGGTGTCGACAAGGTAGAAGTCGTTTTCTGAGGATAAACCTATGACATTAATTGCGTGTCGGCAACGGCCCATACCCTGATTGCCGGAGTGATTGGGATCGACTGTCATTCCCAACCGCAAATGAGCGGTTGGGAAGTCCTTGCGGACTATGCCATTAGTAACCTCATGACGAAGCATTCGCCTGAAACTGTTCTTCTCGTTTGGCTCTTCGATAGTGAACCAGTTGAGCCAGGGTTCCTTGAAGTCGGCGTTCTCGGGTGCGGCGGGGTTGTTGAGGAACTGACAGGAGAAGTGGTAGGAGCCTAGACGTTTGCGCCAACGTTCGAGCTTCTCGAAGCTGAACTCTTCAGGGAAGATGGGAGTGTCGGCAGGGTGGTCAGGGCAGCAACCACCGAGGGCGGAGTGGGTTACGACGTTGAACCACGGTTCGTGCTCGCGGATATAGGAGTTGGCGTCGGTGTAGGACCATCGGTTGCCCACGAAGAACTCGTCGTTTTCGTGTGTCGCGGAATCGGGATTCTCGAACGCGCCTACAAGAAGGCGATGGTAGTCGATCGTTTTTTCCATGACCGAGATGGATTCAATGGCTTTACGACCGACGAGGTCGTCTTGTATGAGAAGGCCGTCGTAGTGTCGAGACTGCAACGCACCACCCACCCCCAGGAAGTCGTAGGTTCCTTCGCCATGCGGAGAAGCGCCGGTCGTTCGTTTATGATGCAGCGAATAGTTGGACCAAGTACAAGATGAATCAGGGAGTATCTCTGGGAAGAGCACTCTAAAAAGCGCGTTTGAGCCGTAGTGTCCACTTATCCTTGAGCATAGTTTGGAAGCGTTCGTAACGTTCTCAGCTACGAGTAAATTACGACTGTCGCCTCGATGCATACGACGCATGAAGGCGACGAAATCGTCACCGTACCCAAGGCGTCGAAAGGCGTCTTCATCCCTTGTGTCAAAGGGTAAGGACCTCCACATAGGGAAGCCTTCTGAACATATCGTCGACTTGAAGTGGTCGCGTGGAAGCTCGTAGACGTCTTTGAGATGGTCGCGCTCAAGGCTCTGGCACCAGGGTCGATGGAGGGCGTCGGTAAGACGACGTCGGCGTAGTGTGGACTTGATGAAGTAGTAAAGCGAACCGAGCGAGTTCACCCTCATCTTAGCGAGTTTGTCGCCGTGGCTATCCTGGGGGCTTATCAGGACTGGCGTGAACCTCTGTAGCACGTCAGTCATAGAAAATCAAAGGGTCTTGCCACTTCCTCGACTCGGCGCCGATGGACACTCGGCTAGCCTCCCCGCTGGGGGTCGTGCGGGTTTAGTATTGAAGCCACTTTTGTTATTCGTGTTACGACGGCGTGTCGCGAAAGGCGGGATAGCGTCGGAAGCCATAGAGTCCGTGATAGGATACTCAGGTTTCGTCGACATCCCGACTTCGCCCGAGCGCCGAGGGCGATTGGGCTTGCCTGTACGAGTCTTTGGTGTTGCCCCCGAAGGGGAGGTAAATGAGCCGGCCATTAGTTCACCTTTACCTTGTCAACATAGTTCTCAGCAATCTTATTCCCCTCCGCAGCAGCTTGAGAGATAACCTCAGCTGGTACTCCAGGAGCGACCGGCTCGGCGTCGACCGAGGCTGGGAGGGTCCGGTCAGGGTCACGGTCGAGTATTTCTTTTGCCGCTGCGAATGCTGCTTTGAGGTCACGTCTTTGTGTCACAACGTCCACCAGACAACGGAGTGCCGCGGGCACGGCAGTACGGCACTCCTGTTGAATTGCCTCTACCTTGCCAGCGAGCGCTCGATCCATAGCCGACAAATGGCCATTGAGCAACGCGGCTTCGTATTCCTTATACTCATCCGTTGCCAAGATTTGTGCGAGCCCCGAGCTTGACAGACCGAGGAGCTGTTGAATCTTAGTATCGGTGATTCCCGCAATGCGCCAGCGAGCTATCTGCGGGATTTTGATGTTGGTAACTTTATGCGAGACAACCTTCATAGAGCCTCGGTAAAGCTACGTCGCAGGCTTTGCGTCGGGCGCCGGGGTAGAAGCTTTGCTCTTTGTCTTCGCGGCTAGAGCGGCGGCGACCTCTTCCTTCGAGTGGTTGTCACAAGCGGGCGTTCGATTAGCCCAGTCGGTTCGATGCGAGCCCATACCACAAACGACGCAATAGCGTTCAGGAATCTCAGTCATGACGTACTACCTCCTAGAGCAGATACACAACGAGCCACTAATTATTGTGAGTATAGCTCTAGCCTTGATGGATGTCAACACACCACGGTTATTAACTTTATAATTGCCGTGTTCTTAACAAGATACAGAGGCAAAAACCAAAAAGATACTTGACTACAAAGCGTTTTTGAGTTAGTCTATCTTACAAGAGGAGACTCCCTCATGGACACTTACAAAGTTAGAAGACTACAAGCTATTAAAAACTTGGGAAGCGAATGCGTTTGCTGCGGCGAACGATGTCAATGGGTCCTTCAATTCGACCACAAAAATGGTGATGGAGCTTCTCATAGAAAAAGTGTCAGCAAACCCAATTCATTCTTCATCATGACTCAACTTTCAGCCGGTAGAGACCTTGACCGGTTCCAGCTCCTCTGTGCAAATTGTCATACGATCAAAACGAAGTTGAGTAGACTATTTAGAAGGAATCCAACGAATGATAAGATCAATCAAGTTCGACAGGAGTACAATTTGAAGTCGATTCTACTTCGTCCTTTCTACCCAAAAGCACCAGCAAATACGGAAGTCTTCCATTCAGACGGAACCCCCGCGACAGTCGACAATCCTATTGACATTACCATTAAGAAAGTTAACAATAACGACACAGAGAAGTAAGACACGAAAAAGCTAGAAAATTTTTCGCGGAGGTATACTCATAGACATCGTCATATTCATTTTGAGCCCCTAGGGGTCGGCTCCCTGTAACATGATACACCGACGCGGTGCGAACACTATGTATGAGGGTAGCGTCGCAGGCTAGCGTTACACGCGATAGCGAGTCGAAGGTCGACACCTAGTTCGCGTCCCTACTAGCCTGTTACGTTTACCCTCAACACAAAGCATCGCGTCATCCTGCGAAGCACTCAGTAGGTTGTAGTCACACTGGGGCTTACTAAGGAGAAACGCTATGTCAACACCAACGAATGGAACTACGCAAGCTACGTCGCCTGTCGCAACGAATGGCGGACGAGTAGAACAAGTGCCTGACCTGAACGTACCTGCTAGTCGCATCTACGGGTTCGTGCAACTGCACAAGGACTACTTCGAAGACCACTCACTCGACTGGTCGCTAGACGAGATACTGACGCGCGGTATGGCGGAGATAACTCGTCAAGTAAAGACGCAAGCGAAGGCTGCTGAGAATCGCGCGGCGGGAAGTCTGCTCAAAGAATTCAACATGACACCCGCGCAAGCGAAGCAGTTACTTGTCGAACTTGCACGCAAAGCGGCGAGCGAAGCTCAGGCGAAGGCTAAAGCGTAGTTTTGTAAACGGAGCAACGAGCAACGAAGTGAGTGCTCCGTAGGTTGACGCGATGTATAGGAACTGTCTATAAGCGAGATAGTGTAATTATGTCTAACGCACTTTCGGACCCCCCTGGCTCTGGGCTTCAGAGCGTAATATATATTTTATATATTGCACACTAAACCCTGACAC